TTAGTTATGCAGATCAACTACAAGCCAGCGATAGAGATCGCTGAGGAGACTGCAATTAACACGATACTAGAGGACAACAAGTACTCAGACATAAGAAGCAGAGTTGACTACGACCTAGCCGTACTTGGTAAGGGAATAGTTAAGCACCAGTTCCTACCAGGAAGTGGTGTTCAGATTGACTACGTAGATCCTGCTAATATAGTTCACAGCTACACAGAGGATCCACACTTTAGAGATTGCTTCTACTGGGGAGAGATTAAGACTGTAGCTATCACTGAGCTGCTTAAGATTGATCCTACGCTTACTAACGAGCAGCTTGAAGAGATTTCAAAGTATAGCCAGTCCTGGTACAACTACTACAACAACGCACAGTTCTATCAGAACAGCTTGTTTAGTAGAGACTCTGCAACGCTTCTTTATGTTAACTACAAGACTACTAAGAAATTTGTTTACAAGAAAAAGGTACTAGACACAGGCGGGGTTAGAATGATCCAGAAGGATGACACGTTTAATCCTCCTAACGAGATGATGGAGGACGGTAAGTTCGAGAAGGTAGAGAAGACTATTGACGTGTGGTACGATGGTATTATGGTTATGGGTACTAACATTATGTTGAAGTGGGAGCTTTCCAAGAATATGGTTAGACCTAAGTCATCATCTCAGCACGCACTTCCAAACTATATAGCAGTAGCTCCAAGAATGTACAAGGGTAACATAGAGTCTTTGGTTAGACGTATGATACCATTTGCTGACTTGATTCAGGTTACTCACTTAAAGCTACAGCAGGTTATATCTAAGGTTGTACCTGACGGTGTGTTCATCGATGCCGATGGACTTAACGAGGTTGACTTGGGTAACGGAGCGGCATACAATCCAGAGGATGCACTGAGATTATACTTCCAGACTGGTAGTGTTATCGGTAGAAGCTACACTCAGGATGGTGAGTTTAATAACGCAAGGGTTCCTATCCAGGAGCTTAACTCTAACAGTGGTCAGGGTAAGATAGCTTCGTTAATTGGAAGTTACAACCACTACCTAAGTATGATTAGAGATGTTACAGGATTGAACGAGGCTAGGGATGGTAGTATGCCAGATCCTAACTCTTTGGTTGGTCTACAGAAGCTTGCAGCGGCAAACTCAAACACAGCCACAAGACACATACTAGACGGAAGTCTAAGCATAACTAAGGGATTAGCTGAGGCTATATCGTACAGGGTTGCAGATATATTAGAGTACTCTGACTTTGCAGAGACATTCGCTATGCAGATCGGTAAGTATAATGTAAGTCTTCTTGAAGAGATTAAGGAGATATACATATACGACTTCGGTATATTTATAGAGATGTCTCCAGACGAGGAGGAGAAGACTAAGCTAGAGCAGAACATTCAGGTTGCACTTTCAAGAGACGCAATCACACTTGAGGATGCTATAGATATTAGAGAGATAAATAACATTAAGCTTGCCAATCAGTTGCTTAAACTTAAGAGACGTAAGAAACAAGAGCAGGATCAACAGAACGCTATGCAGGCTCAACAGATGCAGGCTCAGATCAATGCTCAGTCTCAGCAGATGGCTGCTCAGAATGCTATGCAACAAATTCAAGCAGAGACGCAGTCTAAGATGATGATCAAGCAGGCAGAGATTGGATACGAGATAGAGAAGATGAAGTCTGAGGCTCAGTTAAAGGTTGAGTTAATGAATGTTGAGTTCCAGATGAGTATGCAGCTTAAGGGTGTTGAAGCTCAAGCTATAACTATGAAGGATGAGATGAAGGAGAAGGCTAAGGATAATAGAATATTAAAGCAGGCAACAACACAATCCAAGCTTATTGAGCAGCGTAAGAATAACTTACCACCTGTCGATTTCGAAAGTAATGAGGACAGTATGGACGGATTTGACTTGGCTGAGTTTGAGCCGAGATAATATAAGAAAATAATTACTAACTTTGCAAAAAAATAAATAATGTCAACAGTACCATCAGGAACAAGATTTATAGGAATATCAGAAAATGTAAATCTTACAGAAAGAAAGTCAGCTGTGTTAAACGCAGAGACTCAACCATATACAATACAAGACTTAGTCGATACAATTGGAACAGGAGCTGAAGGACCTCAAGGAGTTGAAGGCCCAGCAGGACCTCCAGGCCCAGTTGGACCTGCTGGATTAAACTGGCAAGGAGCTTGGGTATCAGGAACGTCTTACGTAGCAGATGATGCTGTAGGATATGATGGTGCGTCTTGGTTCTGTATATTAGCTACTTCTGGAACAACTGCTCCTGATGTTGACACAACACACTGGGCACTGTTAGCTTCGCAAGGTGCGCAAGGACCACAGGGAGTTCAAGGACCGACAGGAGCGCAAGGACCTGCTGGAGGAGCTGGAACATTACAGCAGACATTAACTAATGGTAATACTTTTACAGAATCAGTTGGCGGAACTCCTTATACAACAACATTAAGTAATGTATCTATAAAAGTTGGAGCTTCAAGTAATAGTGGAATGACTTTAGGTACCAGTCAAATTGTTTGTGAAAAAAGTGGTGGTACTGAATTAATGGTTTTACAATTTCCTTCTACTTTTACAGGTATTAAACAAATAACGCTTCCAAACGCTTCAGGAACTGTTGCTTTAACAAATAATATAGTTACTAAGACATTAAAAACAACAATTACTTCAGCTCAAGTATTGCAGTTGTTTACAACTCCTATATCAGTATTACCTACTGCTTCAGCTGGCAAGGTTAATATACCTACAAATATTTATATTAAAAGAAATGCTGGAACTGCATATACATTAGATACAAATGCATTTATTTTGTTGGATGGTTTAAATATTGATACTAATACGCAAATAAATCCTAATCCATTAACAAATACATCAAACGGATATATGAATAATACCATATATTTAGCAGATAGTGTTAGTGGAAGTATATCAACTGGACCATATAAATTAAAAGCTGCTGGAGACAATCCAACAGTAGGAACAGGTAATTTAGATGTATACGTTACTTATATAGAAATAACATTATAATAAATAAACTAATATGACAACAGAAGATATCGCAGGGAGATTAGCTACGTTTCACGAGCAGTTCCATATGATTCACTGGGAAACAAGAAGTTTCGCAGAGCATACAGCAACAGGTGCTTTTTATGATTTTTTACAAGACTTCAAAGATGAGGTTATTGAAAAAATAATGGGATATACTGGAAAGAGAATTAAAGGTATGCGAATTGAACCTATGAAGTCTGGTCAGGATGCTTTGGAACTTACAGATCAGGTATTAATGTTTGCTAATGAACTTGAAGTTTACGGAGATTCTAATAGATTTCCAGACATCTGTAATATGGCTCAATCACTTTCAGGTGAGGCAGCAAAGCTTAAATATTTATTGACTCTGTCATAAATAATAATATAATTTAATAAATCAAATCAAATGGAAAATTTTACAGTGCGCGATATTGGCGCAGGTGAGGAACGCTCTATTCAAGAAATTGAACAAGAGTTATTAGACAAACACGAGGAGAAGTTTAATCAGGATGTTCAACAAGATGAAGTGATCACTGAAAGTGAACAAGTTGAGACTAATGAACAGATTGAAACTACTCCAGAATTAAAAGACGAGGATGTATTGTCCTATATTAAAGGAAGATACAACAAGGACATCAACTCTGTTGATGAATTATTTAAGGAGAGAGAGACTAACGAGGAATTGCCTTCAGATGTTTCAGCATTCTTAAAGTATAAAAAAGAAACTGGAAGAGGTATTGATGACTTTATGAAGTTAAGTAAAGACTTCAGTAAGTTATCTCCAGAGAAGCTTTTAGCTGAGTACTACTCAGTTACCGAGTCAGACTTGGATGACGAGGATATTAATTATATGATCGAAGATAAATTTGGGTATGATCCTGAGTTTGACGAAGAGAAAGAAATTAAGAAAAAAGAAATTGCCAAGAAGAAAGAGCTTGCCAAAGCTAAGAAGTTTTTTGAAGATCAGAAGGAGCAGTACAAGTCACCGCTTGAGTCAAGAGGTAGCTCAGTTCCAGACGAGGATAAGGAAGGCTACAATGCTTACAAGAAATACGTTCAAGACGCACAGACCGTGCAGCAAGAGAGTTACAAAAAATCTGAGTATTTTCAGAAGAAGACTGAAGAACTTTTTAACCAAGAATTCAAAGGTTTTGATTTCAATGTTGGTGATAAAGATTTAAAGTTTTTACCTGGTGATCCAGCAGATTTAAAGAAGTCTCAATCTGATTTAAGTAATTATATATCCTTGGTTGTGCTTTGCATTTTAATTTTTTATAGCATAAAAATCTATAATCTATATCAGATGATTGACCAATATAAATTTTATTTTTTGGACTTGTTATTTTATAAATACCTATCATCTAGGTTCAAATTCAGATAAATCAAAAGAATCAAGGCTATCATTTGTACTCTCGAAGTCAACAGGTGGTAAGTTATTCTTACGCTGCTCAATTAACTTAGATTGTGTTGTTGCCTGTTTTAATATTCTATTATCCTTAGCCTTCTCCTTCATCTCGTCTTTCATAGTTATAGACTGAGCCTCAACGCCTTTAAGCTGCATATTCATCTGGAACTCAACATTCATCAACTCAACCTTTAGCTGAGCCTCAGATTTCATTTTCTCTATCTCGTATCCAATCTCTGCCTGCTTGATCATCATCTTAGACTGTGTCTCTGCTTGAATTTGTTGCATAGCATTCTGAGCAGCCATCTGCTGAGACTGAGCATTAATCTGAGCCTGCATCTGCTGAGACTGCATAGCATTCTGCTGATCCTGCTCCTGCTTCTTACGTCTCTTAAGCTTAAGTAACTGATTTGCAAGTTTAATATTATTTATCTCTCTAATATCTATAGCATCCTCTAAAGTAATTGCGTCTCTTGAAAGTGCAACCTGAATATTCTGCTCTAGCTTAGTTTTCTCTTCCTCGTCTGGAGACATCTCTATAAATATACCAAAGTCATATATGTATATCTCCTTAATCTCATCAAGAAGACTCACGTTATACTTACCAATCTGCATCGCGAATGTCTCTGCAAAATCAGAGTACTCTAATATATCAGCAACTCTATAAGATATAGCCTCAGCTAATTCCTTAGTTATGCTTAGACTTCCGTCTAGTATATGTCGTGTGGCTGTGTTTGAGTTTGCTGCTGCAAGTTTCTGTAGACCAACCAAAGAATTTGGATCTGGCATACTACCATCCCTAGCCTCATTCAATCCCGTCACATCTCTAATCATACTTAAGTAATGGTTGTAACTTCCAATTAACGAAGCTATCTTACCCTGACCACTATTAGAGTTAAGCTCCTGAATAGGAACCCTTGCATTATTAAACTCACCATCCTGAGTGTAGCTTCTACCAATAACACTACCAGTTTGGAAGTATAGTCTAAGCGCGTCTTCTGGATTATATGCCGCTCCGTTACCCAAGTCCACCTCGTTAAGTCCATCAGCATCAATGAATACACCGTCTGGTACAACCTTAGATATAACCTGCTGTAGTTTTAAGTGAGTAACTTGAATCAAATCAGCAAATGGTATCATACGTCTAACTAAAGACTCTATGTTACCCTTATACATTCTTGGAGCTACTGCAATATAATTTGGAAGCGCGTGTTGAGATGATGACTTAGGTCTTACCATATTCTTGGAAAGCTCCCACTTCAACATAATGTTAGTTCCCATCACCATAATTCCATCATACCACACGTCAATAGTCTTCTCGATTTTCTCGAACTTACCATCCTCCATCATCTCATTAGGAGGGTTAAACGTGTCGTCCTTCTGAATTATTCTAACGCCACCTGTATCTAGTATTTTTTTCTTGTAAACAAACTTTTTAGTAGTCTTATAATTTACATAAAGAAGTGTAGCAGAGTCTCTACTAAACAAACTGTTCTGATAGAACTGTGCGTTGTTGTAATAGTTGTACCAAGACTGGCTATACTTTGAAATCTCTTCAAGCTGCTCATTAGTAAGAGTAGGATCAATCTTAAGTAACTCAGTTATTGCAACTGTTTTAATCTCTCCCCAGTAGAAGCAATCTCTAAAGTGTGGATCCTCTGTGTAACTGTGAACTATATTAGCAGGATCTACATAGTCAATCTGAACGCCACTTCCTGGTAGGAACTGGTGCTTGACTATTCCTTTACCAAGTACAGCTAAATCGTAATCAACTCTGCTTCTTATATCTGAATACTTGTTGTCTTCTAGTATAGTGTTAATTGCAGTCTCCTCAGCAATCTCTATCGCTGGTTTGTAGTTGATCTGCATAAATAAGTTAAGTTCTTCAGAATCTTGAGGAAGTTGATCAGCATTTGTATCAAACGCATCAACTCCGAAGCTATCCTTTATCTGATTCAGAATATCCTTAGACACCATATCGGTCTCTATCATATCCTGATACTTGCTACGTCTCTCTGCAGATACTGCGTCCTGAGCATAAGCCTTAACTCTAAAAAGTCTATCAGACATACCGTTAACAACAATATCGACAAACTTTGGTATGATTGGAATTGGTGTCCAATCTAAATTTAAATGAGAAAGGTCACCATCTACTGACAACTCGTTCTTATATTTAGCAACTGATTGTTCTCCCCTTGCGTATAATCTAAGACGATGAAACTCACCCCACTGATTATAAAACTTACAAGTTCCACTATCTCTCCTAAACCACTCATACTGAACAGCTTGAGAAATCTGCAGTCCATACTCGTATGATGCTTTTTCTTTGTCTGAAACAAATTGATTTGGAAAGCCAGCAGGATTTATTTTAATGGTTACATCCTTCATTTACTTTACTATTTCGCTATATCTTCCGTTGTTATTATATCTTGCAAATTTAATACTTATTTTCGAATCTTTTTTAACTGCTTGAAATGTGGATCTTTGCGTTGCCATTATGGCTAACCCTGAGCTAATTGCGGCATCAAACTTTGTCCTGTCGTTTATATCAAACTTAGCCCAATCCTCCAATGTCTTTGTAAAGTACATAGATCCCATCTCATCTGGATCTCTATACGTACCTTCTAAATCTAATCCTACGTACTTCTCTATATACGACTCAATTCCAGACGCGTGAGCGTGCTTAACGTCCTCAGACGAGTTAGGTATACCACCAAGTTCTTTTTCTGTCTTAGAAAGCTTGTGAGAAGGTTTGTCAGGTCTATTTAAAGAAAACGCTCTGTAGCCTCTTGTCTTGAAGTGATACAGTAGCCTCTGCTTGTTATTCTCTATAAGCACTGGCATACCATAGAACACACACGCCATAAGGACATCCTCAAAGAATATCTCTGCCGTCTGTGGTCTAGCTATGTACTCAAGGAAGAACTCGTTGCTTGGTGCGTTATCCATATTAAACTTAGTAAGTCCGTGAAGAGCTCCCTTAGATCCACCACCACCAACTGTTCCAGATATGTCATATGGATCACATCCAAACGCTCCAATATGTTCGTTACCAGGATGCTTGACTCCATTCCTTGTGATTACATTATTCATAAGCTGATTTGATGGTATCCAAGACACCAAGAACCTACCCCTTATGTCTGGAGTCCATACAACTGTAGTATCCTCCTTACCATCCTTCCAATGAAATGAACCTCTTGTAAGAACTCTATCTTTTATAAGAGAGTCGTTGTAGTCTATCTGTTGGTATATCTTTGTAAGGTTAAATATAGATGCCTTACTTTCGTCTCTAAATGCGTGACTCTCTGTTCGTGGAAACTGACGATAGAACTCGTTCAGTGCATCAGGATCATTCTTAAGTGAGTCTACCTCATTCTCCCAGAAGTCAATAGCTCCTATTCTTATAGGTCTTCCATCTACACCATCTATCGGTGAATTAGGTTGTCTAAAAACAGGCATACCATACCTATCAATATAACCCTCAAAATTCCACTCCATAGGAATAAACAGAGCGTATAGTCCAGTCTTTGTTTGCCCATTTGCGTTTCTAGTATTAATCTTAGAGTCCTCGTATAATTTCTTAAAGTTTCCACCACCCTTCTCAAGGGCATTTACTGTAGATCCCATTAAACACTTTCCAATAATCTTGCTACCCAAACGCAGACAGGTCTTACGAACCCTCCAACCATTTAGTATATTGTTTGGTTTCTCTAACTTACCAGACTCGTCCTCAATTAACAGCTTCAACTTCTCACCGTCATACGAGTTATCAGACGTGTTACTCCAGTCTATAGATGTATCCAAACCTTCAAGGTTTGAATTATCGCTCTCGTACATATTCTTCTTAGTAATCTTAGATGCTGGTACACGATAGGCTAACTCTGTCTTCGGCTTATCCATACCGTCCATAATAGGCTTGAAAAAGAACGGATAGTTGCTTGATATCGGTACAACCTTATCAGTAAACATCGCCTTAGCATCACCTCCAGTCTTTGAACATATCCCAATCCTTGCATTCTTTGCAAGTGTCGCCACATTTACAGACTCTGATGATGCCATAAATGAGAACCCAGAACGTCTTATCTTTAGGTAAGTCATTCCAAAGCACCTATCATCAGCCTTGCAAGCTTCCCAGAAAATAAAGAATATTCTATTAGCCTCACGGAAGTCAGGATGACCTACGTCAATTTTTGTCCACTGAAGGTACATATAGTGACTCCCAGTTATATAAGTTGGTACTCCATTATTCATAAAGAACATACCCTCCTCACGTCTTACAAACTCATTCTCTATGTAGTCAACCCACTTAGCCTTGAAGTCCTTTTGCATCGTGTGCCATTGGAATATAGACTTTATATTGTGTAGTTCTTTTGGATAGTCAGCAGCCTCCCAGTATTGTTTCTCCTTCTTTTCGTCCCTTTTATACACAATATTTGGGACGAGTGGTAGTGCAATATTCAATCCGTTTATGTTGTATATCTCACCAATAGTACCGTCCTTAGATATTATAACTATGTCGTACTTCTCATTGTATCCATACTCCCAAGACTTCTTGTTATTTCCGCCAGTAAGTATACCTGTTGGAATTAAGTTATGGACGATGTTACTTAGACCTTCCCTCTGCAAATCCTTTGATTGTAGGTTCTTTTGTTTTTGACTCTCCATTGATTAATTCCTTTTCTAATTCAATTCGATTAAGTATAGCGAAGGCATCTTCCACAGCCAGACGTTTGGTGGCAGCAGCGTTCTTCAACTTGTCAGACGAAAGATCATCATCTCCGCCAGTAAGAATCTTATCCTCTGCGACCTTTATAAGCTCATCAACAGCCTTGTATCCAGCCTCGATGATTCTCTTCTTTATATCCGTTAGTTCCATTTGATTGTAATATTTTTAGTGAACATCCTGTAAAGTTTCTCTCCGTCAATATTAAACTCGTACTCGCTATCTGGCTCGAATGAAACTTCATCTCCTTCTACAACGCCTAAATCTCTAAGTTCGTCATTAGAGTATTTAACAACTCCGATAAGTGGTTCAAACACTCCTCCCTTACTTATATATGACTCACGAGTCTTCACTGGCTTTATAAAGCAGTACTTAGAGTGTGTCCTCCACTCTCCATTGTGGTTGTACATAAAGTACTGATCCTCATCAACAAAGAAAAGGTCATCCTTTAAGAAGCTTGTTCCGCTCCTCTCCTGACCTTTCATATCGTAGTAAATCTTAAACGTGTTGTGGTGAACTAGAAGTATGTCACCGACACAGATGTCGCCAACATAGTTATTTGGGACTGACACAACCTCAGCAAACCTATTAGTTGCCGTGTGGTCCTCCTGAGATACACTGGTTATAAAGTTGATATCGCCTATCTTCTTTATATTGTCGTACCTCCTACCGTTTGTAGGTCTAACGACAAAGTAAAATGGCGATTTCATTAGAAGTCAATATTATTCTCTGTAGATATAGGCATATTAGCGTTAAACTTCTTCCACTTCTTAATCTCGTCATCCTTCTCGATCCAGATCTCAAAATCTCCAGTGTTTTCATTTATTCCGATATGATTTATTCTATGGCTACCATTAAGAACATCCTGACCTACTATGTAGTGCATAGCGCCATTCTTATAATCAGCGCCAACTGATATTTTTCTTATTATATCCATTTGATTTGATTTTAAATTATTAAGAGTGAACTATCTTCAATAAATCACCTGTTCTATATACATCTCCATTTACCAATCCACCAGTTATAGCAGCTGCATTATCTGCATAAGATGGTATATCTGTAAGATTTGGCATATTTAATGCTAATGCAATAATAGATGAAATACTAAAATTCTTAGTCTCGTCAGAGCTATTTACATCTGTACCGATTAATATATCATCCTCTGTAGGATTTGAAAGTGTAGGGTATTGACTAATCTTTGTCATCTGTTATTTCTCCTGTTTCTAAGTTTATCTTTACGTTTCCGTACTTCTCTAACAAGTCAGCCTCTATTGATTTAAATTCAGATGACAACTTATCTAAATCATTAAATACTAAGTTCTTCTGAGATTGTATATTGCGATTTGCAATTTCTAAATCTGCCAACTTTGCTCTAAGATCTACGAAGCTTTTGTTTAATTCTCTTAATGTTTCTAACTCTTGTTTTTCTATTGCTTTCATTTTATTTAATTTTTTACAAAGATATAAAATTATATTATATATTATATGATGCTATTTGTCCACTCTGATGTACCAAGAATAACTATCAACTCATCATAAGTAACTACCTGTATAACTTCTAATGGATCTAAAAATTCTGCTATATCGTCGCAATCAAACTCAACAAATGTTAATAGTCCATCAACTGATTTTCTAATAGTTTCAATAGATGTTTCTTTTACTTGTGTAAAATCTATTTTTTCAGCTTCTAAAACTGTCAATATTGCATAAAGTCTATAATCCATATCTTGACCTATTAGCATTAAAATCTTGTAATACTTCGTCAGCAGTTAAAACTTTATTATAAATAGATGCTGAAGCTATTCTGCCAGAATAAAAAGTATTATCAACTGCTCTTGTTCCTAATTGTACATTCTCTGAATTTAAAGTAGTCGCAGTCAATCCATTTCTAACTGTTATGTCTCCTGTTGTTTTTGCTCCATTAATGTAAAATGAAACTCCCGTTGCACTTGAACTTCCATTATAAGTTACAACTATATAATACCAATTATTTATAGCTATCAGCCCCGTTAAAGTATTTATAAGAAAATCATTCGTAGTTATTGTATTTCTTAATACAAATGAAAGTGCACCAGCTGTACTTATTCCAAAACTTAAACCTCTATTTGAAGTATTATATTTTGATAAAAGAAAACGGTTTAGAGATAACGATGTTGGATAAGTCCAAAAGGCAAAAGAAAAAGTATTTGTTCTTTCAAACGTTATATTTGAAACTGCCCCACAACTTAAAAAGTCATTTGTTCCGTCAAAAACTAAACTACCACCATTTGAACTATTAAATGCAACTCCATTTACTAAAGTTCCAGTATTAGAATTACCACTTAAATCAGTAATGCTTGTTCCAGTTGTTGGATAACTTCTTAATTGTGGGACATCATAATTTAAAGATAAACCACTTGTAACTATTTGTTGACCGCTATTTATAATTCCATTAACCATATTATGCGTTTAAGTTACCCCATAAATACCATTCGTCTGTTCCTACTTTTGTCAATGTTGCTGCTCCATAACGAGCATTTATTTTTAACCAGCTATTAGTACTTCTAATTGTTACCCCCACTGTTGCTACTATTGAAGTTTGTCCCGCTCCGTATTGAACAATATCAATTTGTGTGCCTACTGCATAAGCTACTGTACTATTCAAAGGAATTGTTAAATTATTAGCAGTTGCTACGTTCATTTCAACTAATTTATCGGCATCAGATAATACTAAAGTATAAGATGAAGTTTGTCTATTAAACGATTTTAATTTATTTTGTTTAGTATCAATCTGCGTTTGAATAGCAGAAGTAACGCCTTTACCATAACTTAATTCTGTGAGACTTGGATACGTTGCAGTATCTAAAGTTTGAATATTCTTACTAGCATCTAATGCTAATATTTGAGAAGCTGTTAATGAACTTAATATTGGAGCAGTTGATAATGTTTTAGCTCCTGCAATAGTTTGACTTCCTGTTGTTATAACACCTCTTGCTGTTGCGCTTGCATCAGGAACATTTAATGTAATCACAGGTGTTGTTGTTCCTGTTGCTATAGTAGATGTTAAATCTGTTCCTGATGTTCCTAATGTAAGAGCAGCTACAGATGTTACAGTTCCATTACCTTTTGAATTAAATGTGCTCCAATCTGTTGAACTTAACGCACCTCTATTTGTAGCACTTGCTGTTGGTAGATTAAACGTATGGGTAGTTCCTGTAGAAGAAACAGCAAAATCAGTACCACTTGTACCTGCAACTATTGTTTGAGCAGCTCCTGTTAAACTGTTAATAGCAGTAATTCCTGTTCCTGCCATTATACCCGCTTGTTGTGTAACAGTAAATATTGCGGATGCAGTAGATGGTGGTGGACTGCCTGCGGCAATGAAAGGCATAGTTACTTGAGTACTTGTCGCACTCCATACCAACTCATAATATTCTCCTGCAATAACATCTAATAAATAATTCCAAGAAGGTAATACGTGGCCATTAATTCCCCCATGTTTTGATACTACAGCAACAAATCCTGCTGATCCAACTACATCTACTCCATTTTTTCTAAGCCATATTGTTACATCGTGCTCCTGTGTATCACTATTTTCAAGTTGAACACTGAATTGTAAGTTATATATTCCTGTATTAGCAAATGTTATACGAGAATCACTAACCACTGAAACTCCATTACTTAAGTCTAATGTTCTAAACTTAATTGGATACCCTGTATTAATTACTGCAATAGTTTGCGTTAACACATCTTGATACATTGCATAATATCCTGTTGGCGTGGCTGCAGTATTAGTTCCCCATTTTAATCCTGTTGCAGTTGTACTATCTGCTATTAATATTTGTGTATCAAGTCCTACAGGAAGTCTTGTATTTGTTGTATTAAATGTATATAAATCACCCTTAGTTGTAAGAGGAGAAGCTCCTGAAGCAGTAAGTGTTCCTCCAGATAGAGAAAGTCCTGTTCCTACAGTTATTTCTTCCATTACACCTGTACCTGCAGTACTTCTACCAATTAACTTATTAGTAGCCATTGAAGTAGAAATTACAGGAGTATTACCTCCTGAAGATGTTATAGGAGATGTTGCTGTAACAGATGTAACAGCTGATGTTAAGTATGTATTAGTATCTAAAGCAAATGTTCCCGCGGCAGTCATTTTAACAAATGGCGTTCCTGTAGTCCAAGTTGGATAGTTTAATGCTCCCCAATTTCCAATATTAGAAGTTAAAGCTATAGTTCCTGAGGCATCAGGTAATTCCCATTTTCTAGCATCTGTAATATTATTAAAAGATAGTCTTCCTAAATATGTTGTAGATCCACTAATCCATTTTGAAAATACTGTTTGATTATTTGCATCAGCATAAGCTCTATAACCAAATAAATTAACATTTTTATAAGTGTTTGATGCTCCAACTTCTTGTCCAAAACCATTTACGTGATTAGCCGTATTTGCTTGTAAAGCTTGAACTCCAAAAGCATTTACACTTACACCACTATTACTACTTAAAGTTGATGTACCAAAACCAATTACTTGATTACCTGTATTAAAAACTCCTGCTCCTGTACCTTGAAAATTATTACCATTAGTTAAATCGTGATTATTATCTAACACTTGTTGTAACGTAGGCGTAGAAATATCAGCAGTAGTTGCTATTGTATATGTTCCTGTTGGTTTATTTGGAAATTCAAGTTGTACATTGCTACTTATAATATTATTAACTGAAAGTATACCTGTGCTCGTACCACCTGATAATGATAATTGTGCACTTGTACCAACAAACATTTCAGCATATGCACCTGTAACAGTATTATAAGAAGTTACAACTTGTGATGAAATTTGACCAATAAAATCATTTGCTCCAAGAATAATTATATCATTAGTGCTAGTATTTCCAACATCAGTTACTTGTTGAAGTGTTGGAGTAGTTGGAACATCAGCAGTTGTAGCTATTGTATAACTACCCGTTGGTTTATTAGGAAACTCTAAAACAACACCTGCATTTGTTACATTAGTATTTTTTAAATAACTCTCTACAGCTCCATTGTTTAACCCTAAATAACCTGAACTATCTAAGTATGCGTATGTTCCTGTTGTATAATTTTCAGTACCAATTGCTGATGATAATATTTGACTAAATAAACCCGATAAAGATCCTACCGTAATTGTGTTTGTAGTTATAGATCCAATGTCAGTAACATTCTGTAGGTTTTGTGCATCTGTTAATTGTAACTCCCAAATTGCAGCATTAGCAATATTGTCCGTACAAAGATAAACACTACCATCATCTAGAACCCATCTACTTCCTATTTCATACCCTTTTGTACTGTCATCAAATCCACTTGGAGTGATGTTAAAATTGTATAGGGTTTCACGAATTGTAAATCCGTCCTGTTGCATTACAAATAATCTACCAGCATCCCATTTTAATTCGTAATCAACTGAACACTTTAATGCAATACCTCCTAATCCTCCATTACCACTATCTGTTGTTCCTTTTTTAAGTTTTGATCCATTGTCTAATACAATATAATCACCATCAGATATGCTTATAATATTTCCATCTGTAGTATTACCAGCGCCTAACACTTCTGATAATGTAGGAGTAATAATCTGTGACGATATATAGTTAATTAAGTCAGTCTGATCTTCAATATCTCCAGTTATACTTCCCCATACTGGAGGTGGTATATCCTGTACCTTATCTACTAAACTAACTAAATAATCAAGGTCCTCATATATGAATCCATTACCAGCTAAGAAATCAACAGTAACAACAAAGAAGTTTGTGTTAGGAATCCAAGGTTCTAGGCTTGTTATCTTGTAATAACCGAATACATTTATATTACTAGCCTTTGACAAAATAACTTTTCCATCTACCAAAAAGTCTAAGTACTGACTAACTGTATTACCCTTAAGCGTATTCTTAGCTATCAAGAATGTTGTGATATCAGAGAAATTAACCTGTGGTCCGATCTCTGTCTCGAATGATATAGTGCCCTGCTCTCTTGCCTCTCCTGGATCTAGAGTTTGATACATATAACGTATAGATGTTCCAATATCTATAACATTATTCCCATTAAAATAATTAGCAAGATTGTTAGGAGTAAAGTTCTTTGTTATAAGATAGTTCTGAGCATCAGATCCTATCCACTTATCGTTGCCTGTTATGTTAACATCTGTACTATACTGACTTATCTTTGTCATTTAATTTTTATTTTAAAGTAGGTTCCAACTCCGTACGTAAAAGTACCATCAAAATTAACTCCAACATTCAACTGATATATTCTATCTTTTTTATCTTTATATAATAACCCAGGGGTTATCATCTGTAGGGTTCTCCTGTCACCAAACAAGTTACCTCCTATGTAAAGCTGTCTGTTTGGTTGTTGTGCTTTAATAATTGTAATTGTCTTGGTAACAAGAGGTATTTTATAATCCTTAAATATAGTTCTTTTACCTAACCTATTCTGAAACACTGTGTCTATAATCTTTATATCCCCAATGCTATCAAGTTTTATAGTATCTCTATATATTGTCTGTTTGTTATATTCTTTATTACAGGTGTCTATATTTTTAAATATAGTATCCTTTACTGGAATATACTTAACGCTGAAAACTTTTACATTCTTTGTGATTGTATCCTTAGTCTCATTCCAGATTGTATCAGTCTTTACATATGTAGTTTCTTTGCTATTAATATTATTGCAACTTCGCATTAATATTATAATAACTACTAATGCAATTATAACTATGTATGGTACTCTATTCATTACTCTGATTTTTCAAAGTGCATCCAGTCGTAATTTTTTTCTCTTCCAAGCGATAAAAATCCGTGCTTGTAAAATATATCTATCATCTCCTTGTACTCTGGACGAGCAAACCTTGCTGTTTTACTTGTCTCTCTTAACTGATTCCTTTCAGGATCCAAGTCTATAGCTATCCCCCAGCTGTGTCTTGAGTAGTCGCTTCCTCCCCTCATAGCTCTAAAGCTAAAGCATCCTCCAAACAGATCAATACCTAGCTCGACTATCTTCTCGTAACCGTAATGATTTAAGATGTCGTTAAAGACACATAAGAAATCTTCAGCAACCATTTTGTGACATCTCATCTTTGTCACTATATTTTTTTTATCCCATGATAAGCGCATCGGGTACGGAAGCACTATTGTTGTTAGGTATCCACCCTGCTGTGTAGGCTTACCGTACTTAGATATGATTTGATGCGTCTTTAACATAATTATTTTAAAGAAAACAACTTAAATATAAGTGTAACAAGTGCTCCGAATATAATGACAAACGCTACCTTAAACTGGTTAACATATACAGATATCTCTCCCTTGAATATCTCAAGATCTTCAACTCTTTCGTCTATATCATTGATTTGTTTTACTATGCCTTTATTTCCATTAAGTGCACTTCCAGTTAATGCATTCTGTATATTTAAAAGAACAGTAGTCTTATCAATATCACTATCTTTTAATAGTCTAAGGTGCTGCTCGATTCTGTCGAGTCTCTCAGATGTCTCCTTGTCCATTATTATTCTTTGATTTATTGTATGCAACAACTGAATCTAATACGGTCTGACTGCCAAGGTACACCACAGCTATCATAGTCCAGTCTGAAGACTCAAGGTCAGCAATCCAAAGCAATATCGTTGCGATAAGGAATACAAATAGCTTCCTGCTTATCCACTTGTTAATAAGCGTATCTAGATTCTTTCTACTCATCTTACCAGAGTGCTATTAGGTTTGTTAAATTTGTTCCACCTTGAAATACTCTTAGCACATTCACTGGAAGAATTGAACTTGTTCTCGAATCTCCACAACTTTGGAATGTAATAATATCACCTCCTACTGTTAAAACTTCTAATGTATCTGGTTCTTGAGCTGAAATATATAAAGCGCATCCTTGATTATTGTCAGAGTTGTAGATGGCATAGCCGTCTCCACCAGTTGTAAAAATATCTGCATCTAAAATTAATCTATATTGATCATAAAATCCTACAACATTTGCTATAGTACCAGCTGTTGTATTAACAACAATAGCTCCTAATAAGTTTGTTGTAAAGTTAGCAGTTGTATCAACTAATATATTTGCATCAACTCCATCTGTAACTCCTTCTTTTCCAAGTCCAGCTGGATTAGGAATATTTACTGTATCGCTTGGAATTACATTTATTGCTCTTCCGTAGTGTGTCTTTAAAAACTTCATTTTTTATATAGTATTTTGTTAATTTTTAGTTCTGGGTTGTTTAGTTTTTCTTTTCTAGCACCGCAGCCGCAGCCGCCCTTTGTAGCTTTCTCTACTAGCTTCTTAATGCCTGTAGCCTTTGTGATTTTTTCAATGCTATCTCCTAACATAATTTCTTGTTTTTAGTTATCTTACCAACATTACCCTTTAGGTACTTCATCTTTCCATCAAGTGAAGCCTTTGACTCATATTGCTTTGCTCTCGCTATTACTTTTTTCATATCTTAGTTACTCTTTTACCCATTCCTACTTTTAACTTCTCTGCTTTCTTCTGCTTGAGCTGACTTGAACTCATCTCAGACCTTGTCTTTGGAGTCTCACTCGAAACCCTCTTTGTCGGTCTGCAGTACTCGTTCTTTCCTCCTGCACCACACGCCTTATTTGTTCTTGTGTCAACCCACTTCTCGCTTTCCCATCTCTTCAAATCCTTACCAACCTCTGTCTTCTTCACATTTCCAGATGCCTTTCTGCACTTGGCTATAGCCTGAGATGCTCTTGCAGACGGGAATACATCATATGATGACTTTACTTTTTTATAGCAAGAGTCTTTCATTTCTTTTTGCTTTTAAATCTCTCTCCAACTCCTGAAGTTTTTCCTTCTCTATAAACTTTAGAACCTTTACTCCATAAATCGTGATATGCCCACCAACCAGCAGTTAATTTAGATGCATCTCCCTCACCTGCGTGTCTACGTTTATATTGTTCTCTTGCTTCAGGACTATAATTTGAACTATAACCCTTAGCCCCGTAGTGAATAAGTTTCTCCTGACCGTTCTCACAAGCCTTAACCATCCTCTTCTTTCCTGCCCTGTCACTCTTTTGAGGGACATTACACTTCATCTTACTTTTGTCTGCCATTTCCTCTTGCTCTTTTATCTCCAGGCATCGCAGTTCGCGAACCGCGATTCACTGAAGCAGCCTGTAATTTTGTTCCTGATTTGGTATGACTAACATCAAGACCATCATTGTTCCCATAAGTACCACGCTTGCGATTCTCAGCATTGAGCTCAACACGCTTCTTAACCTCACGGTCCTGCTTGTTGTACTCCTTCTGATACTCAAGGCGCTTCTTACGTGCCTCTGGATTTGATGCGTAGTATTTGGCTGTTCTACCTGGCATTATTTCTTCTTAATGACTTTTTTCAAATTTGGATTTGCTTTCTTTGCAGCAGGTGATGCTTTTCTTGCACCAACAGCTAAAATAGCAGAAGCTCTATCCATAGAAATACCTTGTTTTTTAGCTATGCTTTCAGCAGCAGCTTTAAAACCCATTCCTTTTTTAGCCTTAATTATTTCTTCATTTTTTTAGCCATCATCTTCTCCTTCATCTGCATCTTCTTTCCTTCACCCTTTTCGTGTTTCATCATCATTGCTTTAGACGCATACTTTTCTCCAGTTCCTTTTTCAACTACTACCTTCTTTGTTACTTTTGCTTTCATAATTATTTCTTTTTAGTTTTTCCTGCTTTACTTAATGCAATTGCTATCGCTTGCTTCTGTGGTTTACCGTGTTTCATCTCGGTTCTTATGTTTGCGCTGATAACTTTAGCGCTTGATCCTTTCTTTAGTGGCATAATATTAAATGTTTTATCTTTGCAAAGATAATAATTAAATCAAAATGAAATTAAGAAAGAAAATAATCACAAAGACGCACTACAAGGTTGAGCCAAAGCAAGACTGGCTTAAGTATTGGCGTGTTGTAAGGTACTGGGTGTCAGAGGCTTACGGACTATCCTACCCAGATTTAGAGATGCTACTGTTCCTATACTCCGAGGACCTCTTTTCAGAGCACGACTTCGAGAAGTTTGAGAGGATTATGAGCTGGGATACCAACAGGTTTAAGAGACTAGTTAGTGGTGACTGGATTGTGCCTTGGCGTGAGAAGAATGGAAATGAGCGCGCACTATACACATTATCATTTAAGGGCAAGAGACTTATGGCTGCTGTGTACAAAAAGCTTAGCGGTGAGGAGGGCATTACCACACATCCAACTAAGAACCCAATCTTTAGAAAGGACGCTGGATATATCGCGCGTGGATATCGTAAGATAATACTTGAGATGAACGAGGCTATACAGAAGGCTAAGCAGTACTAATGTGTTATATAATATACAATATGTTGTATATTGTGAAGTATAACGGACATTAATAGATAATATAATAGTTAGTGATGGATTTATCATACATTAAAAAACCACCCCTATACACGAGGTGGTTTTGTTGTAAATATAATAAAAATATAACTATGGCAAAAAATATAAATAATTGCCAACTTTATATCACCACGATCACATCCCTCTCCATTATGACGGTGTAGGTCTTGTCGCCTATCATCATACTGTATCCAGCGTTCTTGTCGTAGTACACGATGTCTCCGTCATTAATTGAGTTCACATCTGTTCCCTTCTTTACTATCTCTGCCTTCTTGTACCTCATCTTAGAGGTATCCGTACCAGACATTATCAGACCGATGTCAGACTTAACCTGCTCATCGATCTGGTTGATTATCACATATTTTCCTAATGGCTTCATATTACGCTCGTGTTAAGGTTATAATTGCGTTTGTGCTTAGTATCGTAGTGGCTACACTGACCGCGTTCTTCAGCGCGTTCTTCGTCACCTTCAGCGGATCTATGATCCCCATCCCAAACATATCACCGTAGCACTCGTTCTTCACGTCGTACCCGTGCCCTGCTGTGTCTACGTTTGACATCATCTCGTACCCGTCTTTACCCGCGTTGTCCATTATCTGCAGCAGCGGTGACTGTATCGCCCATCCCACTATCTGCATCGCGGTGTACTGGTCATGACTTATGTGCTCCATATTATCGTCCGCGTATGCTATGATATCAGACGCTATGTTATACAGTGCCACACCTCCACCTGGAAGTATACCCTCCTCTAGTGCTGACCTAACCGCACAGACCGCATCATCAACCCTATCGTAACGCTCCTTCTGCTCCACGTCCGATCCTCCTCCAACATATATAACTCCAACACCACCTGTAAGTGACGCTATACGTTCTTTTAAGGCGTCTCTTTCGTTCTTTCTAGTTGAGTTGTTGTGCTGTATCCATAGCTGCTCTACACGCTCTCTAATCGCCTCATTTGATGTCTCACTTCTAACTAACACAGTGTTATCTCTTCCAACGATCACTCTGTCTGCCTTACCAAGGTGGTCTATCGTGATTAGACTCAGGTCATCACCTGTCTGCTCACTGAAGTACTTAGCACCAACCGCAAGCGCGATGTCCTGCATCAGCTCCTGCTGCTTGTACCCAAACTGTGGTGGCTGAATGTTACAGAACTTCAAGTTATTATGAGCCACGTTAGCAGCCAGCGTGTTTATCACGTTGCCAGTACACGGTCCTATAATCAATAATTTCTTCTGTCCGTTTATAATCGGCTTCAGCACGTTCTCAATCGACAGTATGTTACTTATCTCCTGGTCCGTCACCATAATGTACACGTCGTCCATTATACACTCCTCCTTCTTCATATCGTTTACGAACAGTCTGCTCGTGTAGCCTCTGTCTATCTTGATACCGTTAGTCACCTCGCTGTAGGTCTTGTCAGTCTGTGAGTTCTCCACCGTAACGATCCCTTCCTTGCCGACCTTGTTATACGCGTCAGCGATAATAGCACCCAGCTCCTTATCATTGTTAGCAGAGATAGACGCAACGTCCTTCAACGTCTTACCGCTTACCTTCTTACTCACCTTCTCCAGGCTCTTCACCACACCATCCACAACAGTGTTTACATTACGCAGCACCTCTGTTGGGTTGTTTCTCTCCGTGATGAACTCGTTACCCCTTGTGACCATAGCCTCCGTTAGCACAATCGCTGTGGTCGTGCCGTCACCAGCACTCGTTGCTGTTCTATCTGCGGCTTCCTTTAAGATTTTAACAGCTAAATTTTCTACTGGATCAGCTAAGCTAATTGATTTAGCTACTGTAACACCGTCTTTAGTAATTGTTATTCCGTGGGTATGTAATTGAGACTCTATAAGAACAGTCTTTCCACGAGGACCTAATGTAGATTTTACAGCCCTACTTAATTTAGTAATGCCTTCTACTAATTTTTTTCTTCCTTCTTCTTCGAATGATAATTCAGTACTCATTTTAAAATTAAATCATTACACAAACTTACAACCACTTTGGGCAGAAGATAACTGGAAAAAGGGTGCTAAAATATTATAATTATTTTACACTATATTTGCAGAATAAATTAAATTAAATTTTAAAATGAGTACTGAATTATCATTCGAAGAAGAAGG